TGGCCCCCGTGATCCGTGAGGAACACCGGGGGCCAGCTGAGCCACCTGTCGGAATCGAACCGACGACCTATTCATTACAAGTCGAACGTCACGCGGCTCGCGCCGCGCCGTGGCGGGCGTGTCGAGCGGTCGACGCCTGCGCCCGTCACGCCGATCGGGGTGACGGCATGAGCGCCGTGACCGAGCGCGTTGAGCGCCTGCTCGCGCTGCGCGCACGGCTCGATGCGCCGTTCGACCGCGCCTTCGCCGCGAACGATATCGACGAGATTGACCGGACGCTCGAGCGCAAGCGCGCGGTGACCGCGGCGCTCGTCCTCGCGGTCGCGTAGTTTTCGATAGAACGGGCGGGTGACTATCCTGCTATCTCAGTGGCGCGCCTGGATGGAAGCCCAAGGGCTCTCCCGCCGCACAATCGACGAGCGGCTCGCGACGGTGCGCGCACTCCTGACCATGACCGGCACGACGGCCGAGACATTCGGCCCCGACGACGCGATCGCGTACCTGCGTCGAGATATGGCGCCTGCCTCGCGATCGACGTACTACTCGAACCTGCGCGCGTTCACGCGATGGATGCAGACGACCGACCGGCGTGCAGACGATCCCCTCGAGCGCGTGCCGTCGCCGAAGCGGCCGAAGTCGCTGCCGCGGCCGGTCGATCCGAACCTCGTCGAGGCGATGATCCGCCGAGCCCGCACGCGATCCGGGCGCGCCTACGTGCTGATCGCGGCGTACGCGGGCCTGCGGGTGCACGAGGTCGCGAAGATCCACGGCCGCGATATCGACTGGTACAACGACTCGATCGTCGTGACAGGCAAGGGCGGCAAGACGGCGCGGATCCCGTTGCACGAGCGCCTCGTCGTGCTCGCGCGCGACATGCCTCGAGACGACTGGTGGTTCCCCTCCCCCGTCCGGCCCGGCCCGGTGCGCTCGCACGCCGTGAGCGCTTCGATCCGGCGCACGATGCAAGCGTGCGGGTACGACGGTAAGCCGCACCAGCTGCGCCACTTCTACGGCACCGAGCTCGTCCGCGCCGGGGTGCACCTGCGCGTCGTTCAGCAGCTCATGCGGCACGAGTCGCCCGCCACGACAGCTATTTACACTCAGGTCGACGATGAGCAGCTGCGCGCCGGTATCGCCGCGCTACGGCCTGACGAGCGGCTCGCGGCGTGACCGATATGCTCGTCGCGTGCTCATCGACCTAGACCAGTATCTGTTCCCGACCATCATGATCGGGGTCATCGTTCTCGCCGTGACGATCGCGATCACGTGGCTGATCATCTTCACTGCCGTGCGCGCCGCCCTGCGATCAGTGCAGGACGACGAGCATCGGTACAACACGAGCGACCGCTACGGCCTGCCGCCGCGCTAGTCCCGTCGAGGCGTGTTGACGGCCGCGAGCGTGCCCGTGGGCGTCCCGAGGACGGTCGCGCCGATGCCGAGCCAGAGCGCGACTTCCTCGGCCGTCGCGAGCCCGTAGAACACGACGAGCGGGCCGACAGCGGCGAGGACGGCGTAGAGGTACTTGCGGACCGCGGGGCTCGGGATCCAACGGTTCGGGGTTGTGGTCGGGTTCGCCATGGTCACTCCTGCGGGGTCGTGGGGATATTCGAGGTATCGGTGCTGATCGTCTCGAGCAGCTGGTCGTGTGAGTCGAGGCGACGCTCGACGGCGATGATCGCGGCCGCGTTCGACTGCGAGGTGCGCTCTATGCGGTCGAGCTGGTCTTTCACGTGCGAGCCGTGATTGTTCGTCGTGAGCGTGCGCGCGACCTGCTCGGTCGCCTTCGTGCCGCGACGGGTGCTCGCCGCCGATCGCGCCGCGGTGATCCATCCGCCGACCGACGGGGCGACGATCATCGCGACGATGACGAGCGCCGTCGGCCACGGGATCGTGACGTCGACGAGGTCGAGCGGCATCATGCGCCGAGCTTTCGCTTGATCTTGTCCACGTCCTGCCGGAGGCTCGTCTCGCGGGCGTTGGATCCGCCGACCTGCTCCTTCGTGAACGCCTGCTCGATCGCGAGCGCGTCGAGCTTGCTATTTATTTCGCGGAGCATGTCGGTGAGCGTGTCGGCGCTGAGCGCACCTCCGATGCGCTGCCCCGTCCAGCTGTCGCTGTCATCCTGTGCCATGGTGCTGTTTCCTCCTGTGTCGCTGTTACGGTGCTGATCGCGGGTGTAGTCGTATTCGAAGTGCCACGGCTCGACGAGGACGCCGTTGCGGTACACGGTCTGTCGCCAGCCGTGTTCGTTGAGTAGCGCCGTGTGGTGCACGTGGTCGTCTGTGTCGATCGCTCGGCCGAACTCGTGAATGCTCGAGCCCGGCGCGAGCGCGATCGGCGCCCACGGCCCGCCCGCGATGAACGACAGGTAGCGCTGGTAGTGCACGTTCTGCTGCGCCCACGATCGGCCCGCCTCGTTGATATCGAGGTCTCGGCCGAGGGCGGCGTCGAGGCGGGCGAGGCTCGCGGCTGCGGGCGCGGTGAGCCAGCCGCGGCCGTTGGTGAGAGTGGTGACGATCATGCCGCACTGCCCGGCAGTGGCGACGGCCACGAGGCCACACATCGCCACGACATTTCGCGGACGGATCCTGTCCCGAGGTCGAATCCGGTCGGCGACGAGAAACCGCCGCTCAGTGACACTGTGATGCGGGCGTCGTAAGTCGAACCGGTGCGAAGCGCGGGCCCCTCGGTTACATCGGCCGGTGCGAAGCCGGTTCCAATGCCCGCGCCGGAGAAGTCCATCCAGCGCGAGCTTGTCGCGCTCGCCCCATTGAGACCCTTGACGTAGAGATAGACGCGGTCACGAATCCGCTCAATCTGCACAGACGCTGCTGTCCACCCGTTGACGAGGTAGCTCGTCACGTTTCGGAGGCCGGTCTCGCGAGTAAGATCGTTGATCGCCTTCCAGGCGGTCTCGACGTCGGCCTCGAATGTGTCGGTCACGCCGGGGTTGATGTTTGTCGGGAGGTTCGTGGTCGCCATGATGCTCCTTAGTTGGGGATGACGAGTGCCCGGAGGCCGGGCCCGCCGCTGTCGGGTGCGCCGATCTGGACGCGGGTCTTCGTCGTCGTACCGTCACGGTTCACGCGCACGAGGATCGAGGTTTCGTCCGTGCCGGGTTCCTCGACTGTGAGGCCGGTGACCTTCGTCGCCGTGCCCGGCCGTGTGATGTCGAGGTCGAGTCGCGAGCCTTGGGCGGTGCCGGGCGTGTAGTTCTCCGTCGCGCGTGCCACGAGCTCGGCGGTCACGTGCTTACGGTTAAGTGGGCTGGCGCCAGCGGACGGGATATGCACGTGATCCGGGGTAATGTCCGTCTGTGTGCCTGCCTGGATCGCGCCGAGGCGATCGCCCGCCCGCACGTTCGAGGGATCCAGCACCGTGCCGCGTGACCGTCCCATGAATACCTGCGGGGCGGTCTCGGCGGCGTCTGAGAGCCCAGTGAGACGGATGCCGAGTGCGCCCTCGCGGCGGAAGTTAATGTAGTCGCCACCCTGCAAAGTGCCCGGTGTCTGCGCGACGTGGTTCTGTCCCACGCCGTCACCGAACGCGGGGCGGGCCCGGTCGTCCAGCGTAAACGCGGTGTTCTTCTGCAGCTCGACGTATGGCTTGTAGAAGTGCATCGCCATGCCGGGGCGGTTGCCCGCGTCGAGGACGAACGCGCGGCCGCGACCTCGAGGGGTGAGCTCGGCACGGTTCGCAACTCCCATCGAGTACCATCCCTCGAGGTCGGGGTTGGCATTGACGGTGTGCGTCAGACCGTGCGCTTCGAGGAACCAGTAGACACGCTCGCCAGAGTTCGGCGTGGTGCCGTCGCCGGTCACGTGCGACTGGTACCCGGCGATGACGTCGCCGTTCGCGTCGAGCGCGGACGCGTTGACCTCCATATAGGGTCGGGCGTTCTCGTTGCCGGGTTGACGGGAGGTGTACTGCAGCCGGTGCCCGCGCGCGCCTTGCACCTCGCGGAGCCGGACGCTATCGCCGATGTGGACTTCTTCGACGGTAATAACGTCCTGGTTGTATGACGGGAGAAGCTCGGTCGGGATCCGGCCGGACGGCGTGAGGATCGGAACCTCGCCGCCATAATGCCCCTGATCCGTCCATACGCCGGGCGGATAGACCGACGGGTAGACCGACGGGTAGTAGACGCTTTTGCGGCGCGCTTTCCACGAGATAGGCAGACTCGCGCGCGACGTCTGCGCATGCTCGGTTTTCGGGATCGCGATCACGAGACCAGCTGATTCGATCTCCTGCTCGACCATCGGCGGGACGATCTCCTGAGCGACGCCGATGATGATCGACCGGATCGGGCCCGTCGGTGACAGGTAGCTGCCGATGTAGAAGTCGATATCCTCGGCCATGATCTTGAGCTCGGGCCCGAGGTTCTTGGCCTTGCTCGCGCCGTCCGGGTACCGGATCCCGTGAGGTGTTACGCCGCCCATCAGCTGGCTCCTATCGTCACGTTGCCGAGGTCGGCGATCGTTATGTCGTCCTGGTAGTCGCCAATCTCGGCAACGTCGTTCGTCACGAGCTCGTCGATCGTGAGGCTCGAACCGTGGCCGAGGGCCGGGGCGAGCCACGCGTCGAGTGTCCAGCCGTCGTGGTAGACGAGCTCGCCGCCGATGATCTGGTGTAGCGCTGCGGCGTCGAGCATCGTCGAGAACACGGATCCGGGGAAGTAGACCGCGTATGGGCGGACAGCGGCCCGGAGGAAGTGGTACGCGATTTCGTAGGCGTATTGGAAGTTGCGCCAGTCGAGGCGCACGTGCGGGAGGTTCGCGAGACCGGTGAGCTGCCCGAGGTCGGCCGCGTAGCTCGCGGCGACGTCTTCCGGCCACGAGTAGTCCTCGTTCGGGCCGGTGGCATTGATTCGCATCGCGTTCGTGCTGACGCCGCGTGCGGCCATCCAGTCGCGCGGGTTCATGTGCTGCCCGTTGACCCAGGTCTCGAGGTGCAGGTGGTCGCCAAAGCTGTTGCCGGTGTTGCCGACGTTGCCGAGCGTCGAGGCGGTTGTGACGGCCGTGCCGACGCCGATCGTCGACGGTGCGACCATGTGCGCGTAGAGCGACGAGAGGCCGTTGCCGTGGTCGACGACGACGTAGTTGCCCCAGCCGCTGTGCCAGTTGACGACTTGCGAGACCGTGCCCGGCCCGACGGGGTGGATCGCTGCGCCGCCGATGCCGCCATAGCTGAAGTCGATACCCGCGTGAAACGACGAGCTCCACTCGCGCCAGCCATACTCGCTCGTCACGTTCGACAGCGGGAACGACCAGGCATAGGTACCCGCGGGCGGGTCGGGATCCGGCTCGGGCGAGTCGCCCGCGTCCTCGATGATGCCGCCGAGCAGGTCGGTTTCGATCGCGAGCTCGCGACGGCCGCCTGCGGTGAAGTCTGCTCCGGGCACGAGGTGCTCGACGACGCGGCGCCCGGTCTCGCCCACAATGTCATCGCCCGAGGTTCGGAGCGTGAAGGTGCGCGAGTTGATCTGCACGACGTCGATCGCCTCGTCGACGCCGGTCGTCGCCTCGTACCCATCGGGCACGACGACGCGCGACGCGGGGATCGAGAAGCCGTCCGGCACGCTGATGTGCAGCACATCATTCGAGTACGTGAGCGCGAGCCCGTCGGAGCGGGCAGGCTGCCCGAGCAGGATGGTGTTCGTGTGCGGTTCGTAGTTCGGGAAGCCGAGAGAGTGCACCGAATAGAGGCCCTCGATCAGGTCGAGCGCCGACAGGCCCTCAGACCATTCGATCGGCGACACGATGGTGTTCTCGGGCACGTCATCCGGGGATCGCCAGTCGATCGCGTCGACAACCGACGAGGCGCCCGCGTCCATGATCGCGCGCACCTGGTCGGCTGCGAAGCGCCAGCCGTCGCCGACGGTGTATCCGCCCCAGAAGTTCTCGCCGAACGTGTGCGTGAGGATGTCGGTCTCGAGGCCGCCAGGGCCGGGGAGCACCGACCGGGCGAGGTCGGCGAGGCGATCCGATGCGGTGATCTTGAGCACCCATACGCGGCGCTCGTAGTGCAGCTCGGGGTCGGATATCCAACGAATCTCGACGTCGAACTTATCGATGCGACCGTTGAACAGGCGCAGCGCCCAGTCGTGCTGATCGGACGTCGCGCGGTAGATCGTGAGCGTCTTGCCGACAAGCGACTGATACCCCTGCAGGTGCCCGTCGGTGTCGAGAAGCTCGACGTACGCCGTCGCGGGGTTCGCCTTGTCGAGGTGCGACTCACGCCCCCACGTGACTTTCACGCCTGCGAGCACGGCGCGCTCGGTGAGGCTCCATCCGGCCGACTGCTTGGTGCCGTCGACGTAGACGCTCGGGGCGTCGGTCAGCGCCGCCATGTCGTACCCCCGCGGATCCCTCGACCGGCGCGCTTGCCTCGGCTCGCGCTGATCTTCTCGATCTGTCGTGCCGTGCTGTCGGCGTCGATCGCGCCGTTGATCGTGTAGTTGTTGATCGTGTCGCCCTCGCGGACTGCCGTGGGCGTGCCGCTCGAGCTGCCGAGGCGGGCCGACAGCGAGCCGAACGAGGGTCGGGCGACGTTAGTGCGCATGAGCGAGTCCGTGCCGAGCAGGCGGCTCGTGTCGGGCATGTAGGCCACAGTCGCTGTCGCCGTGTCCCCACCGAATATGCCGCCGAATGCGTTGCCGAATCCCTGCTTGAATCCGTCGACGAGACTGCCGATCCCGTCGATCGCGGCCGTGATCCATCCGACGACGTTCTCGATCGCCTCGGTGAACCATGTGATGATCGGGTCGATCGCCTTCTTGACGGCTTCCCAGTTCGTCGCGATCAGCGCGATCGCGGAGACGAGCAGGCCGACGGCCGTGATGATCAGACCGACCGGGTTCGCGGCCATGGCGATATTCATCGCGATCTGAGCACCTCGTGCGACGACGAGCGCGGTCGAGAAGATGCCGAGCGCGAGGGCGAGCGCCGTCACGGTCTCGGTGTTCTCCCCCACCCATGTCGCAACCTTCTCGAGGATCCCAGCGAGGTCGACGAGCGTCGGGAGCAGCGCCTCGCCGAGCGCGGCCTGCGCGTTCTCCCACTCGGCCGTTGCCCGCTGCTGCGCGCCCGCTGCCGTGTCCGACTCGCGCGCGAACTGCCCCTGCGCTGCCGAGGTCTGATCGGTGAGCAGCGCGAGAGTCGCCTGCCGCTCGGCGGCCTTCGCGGCTTCGCCCTCGAGGCCGGTGAGGCCCATCGCCGCGAGCCGGGCGTTCACGTCGGCCTGTTTGATCGACACGCCATAGCGTTCGATCGGGTCGCGTTCGCCTCTCAGCAGCGACGACACGGCAGCCACGGCATCCGCCGTCGTGCCGCCGAAGGTCGCCGCGAGGTCAGCGCCGAGCCCGATGAGGTTGTTTGTCTCGTCGGTGAGCGACTTGCCCGACAGGCCCATGTTTTTCATCTGGGAGCCGAGCACGGCCGCGAGCTCGTTGTATGACTGCGTCGACAGGCCGACCGCTTTCGAGGCGTCATCGGCGTACGACTGGATCGCCTTCGACGACGAGCCGAACACGGACTCGACCGCGCCCGCGGCCTGCTGCGCCTCGGAGGCTACCCCGGCGACGTGCCACGCGGCCGCGCCGAGGCCGACGAGGGCGCCCGCGGCTACCTTCGCGGACTGCTCGAACGTGCGCTGCATCGCACGAGCACGCTTCTCGGCTTCCTTGAATGCCTTCGTCGCTTCGCGGGCGTCGCCGACGATGTTGACGGCGAGGATCGCTGACTTCTTACTTGCCACGGTGTCACCTCCTGCTGTTCTGCTGGTCGTGCTCGGCTTGGTCGTCGAGGATCCCGACGATGGTGTGTAGGTCGATCGGATCCTCGGCGAGCAGCACGCTCGGCGGGATCCCGGTCTTAATCGCTAATGCGCAGATCAGTTCCCCAACTGATCCGCGGGCATGTCTTCCCCCAGGCCCTCGACCTCGTCCTCGTCCTCGTCGTCGGTGCCCTCAGAGTCGATGAGGTAGACGAGGTTCGGGTCGGTGCCCTCGAGGAACTGATCGAACGTCACATCGATCAAGCCTTCGCGTTTCGCGGCCGACCACGAGATGAACGCCAGACCTCGGAACGGCGCGTCACTCATCGATCCCAGGCGCTTGTTCGCCCGGAAGTAGGTCTCACAGGCCACCTGGTCGCGGATCGTGCGCGTCACGGTGACGGTGCGCCCGTCGGACAGGGTCAGCTCGAATCGTTGCATCATGCGCCTTTCACTCGGCCGAGCAGCCGCTCGACGTGTCGTTCGTACAGTTGCGACCATTGCGGCTCGGTGTCAGCAGCCGCGGTGGTCATGAAGGTGTTCTCGAAGATGCCCCGGCTCGGCCATCCCCAGTGGATCGGCCCCGCGTACGGCACGCCGGTCTTTCGGTTGTCGCCTGCTCGGACGACGCCCGCGCGCTTCGTCACGCCGATGCGGAGCGAGTCGCGGAGCTTGCCGGATCGGACGGGCACGAGCTGCCGGGCGCGGGCGAGGACAATTTTCACGGCGCCCTCGTTCGCGTCTTTCAGCTCGTCAAGGTCGACGCCCGCCTGCCGTAGCGTGCGCTGCAGCTGCGTTGAGCCGGTGACCTTGATCTGCATGCCCATGACGTCACGCGCCGAGCGTCGGGCGACCGTTGACCGGGAACGAAAAGTCGGAGGTGTTCTTCGTCTTGACGTCGCCGCCGATGTTCACGGCCCGGATCTTGACCGTGCCCGTGTACGACTTACTCACGCTGTCGACGGGCGTGAAGGTGAACGTCATTTCCTCGCCCGCGTTCGTCAGGCACCAGTCCTCGATCGCGTCGGTTTCGAGCTGCTGCCGGAACGTGCCCTCGAGGGCCCACGTTTCCTCGTCGACCTCGGTCTCGGTCGAACCGTCGAGCAGGTTGAGGACGTCGCCGTCGCTGTAGGACGGGACAAGCGAGGTCGCGGTGGTGTGCGCCGCGAACTGCCGGATGGATCCTTCTTCGCCGAGGGTGAGGGTGCCCGGCCCGAGTGCGTTAGCCATGATGCGTTTCTCCTAGAGGGGGTTAAGGGTGAGCGTGTAAGCGGGTATCTCGGCGCCCTGCGCGGTGCGCCACGAGACCGGCCGAGCTTGGTCGATGTTGATCCCGCCCGCGTGCAGCGCACCGATGACGTCACCGATGAACGATCGCGCGGCGTCGAGGTTGAGCGTCGTGCCCTGGATGACGTCGAGCGTCCACGTGGTGTCGACGTCGTCGCCGTAGTTCGGGAACGCCAGCTCGGGCGGGTTGACGAACACGACGCCGGGCCCCGAGAGCGGGCCGACGTGCGTCGCGTCGTCGGTCACGCCGACGGCGAGCATCGTCCCCTCGTCGAGGGCGGTTCGCACCCGCCGAATAATGTCGGTCGTGTCGAGCAGCGGGTTCATTAGACGGCCCTCGGCAGGAACGGGGCGAACAATGGATAGGCGGGTTTCAGCGGATCGACGCCGACGCGGAACGGGAGCCCGCCGTCGCTATCGAATCCGGCGATGCCCGACCGGGTGCCCTTGCGGTGGTACAGCTCGGCTGCGACCTCCACCTGCGCCCGGTCGAGGATCAGCTGCGGTACCCGCCAAGGGTTGCCTTCTCCCACGAATGCGTTCACGAGCGCGCCAGCCTCGGCGAGGGATCCGTCAGCGCGGGTCTTGTCCTCGGCGATCATGGCGTCCACGTACGCGTAGAAGTCAGTGGCGGATACCTCAGCCATGATTACTCGCCGCCTGCTGCTGCGAGACCGCTGATCGGGAGGATCGCCGTCGGGTACTGCGACGCGGCCGCGAGGTACCCGTAGTAGGCGAAGGTCTCGGTCAGCTCGATCGCCGAGCCGTCGGTGAGCTGCATCGGCGCGTTGCCGTTCTCCCAGGTCGTGAATGCCTGCTTGTCGAAGAATGCGGCGGTGCCGTCGGCCGCGCCGGGGAGCAGCCGGAACTGCACCGATGCGAGGTCGCCGTGCAGGCCGGTCAGGTCGATCGAGCCGACCTGGTTGACCGACGTGCCCGACACGTGCACGAGCGAGTCGCCGCCCGTCGTCTCGAGGCGGATCAGCTGCTTAAAGATGTCCTTCGACACGATCAGGCCGTCGAGCGCGAAGCCGCGATCGTCGATCGTCTCGGCCGCGTCGACGACGAGGTCGAGCCAGTCGTACGCGCCGAGGGTGGTGCTGCCGGTGAGCGCGTTGCCCGCCGTGACCTGATCAGTGATGAGGGTCGTCAGCTTCGTACGCGCGGCGAGCTCGGTCGCGCGGGCGTAGGCGGCGAGCATGCGACGGAACGCGGTCGACACGTACGGCGTCGAGGCCCGCTCGATCGTCTGCCGCGACATGGTGGTGTATCCGCCGTAGGTGTCGATGTTCGTCGAGGCGGAGGTGAGCGAGACCTTACCGAACGCGAGCGGGTCGCCCTCGAGGGCCTGCTTCTCGACCTTCGTCGTATCGGTGTTTTCCTTGAGGTATTCGAGCGTCATGCCCTTAGCGGGGAGCGTCTCGCGTGTGAACAGGTTGATCACGGGGCGGCGTGCCTCGACGTAGTGGATCGCGTCACCGATCCACGTCGACGGGGTGCCGGTGTCGCCGAACGCGCCGCCTTCGAAGGCGGTGTAGAAGTCCATGGCGGACTGGTCGCGGCGGGCGAGTGCCTGCACGAACGCGCCGTAGCTATCCCAGGCGAGCTCGGCGGGCTGCGCGGGGGTGGGGTCGAACTGCGCGAGGGTGCTGTTCATTCGGCGGTCGAGGTCGGCGGCGTGCGCGTCGAGGCGCTCGTCGAGGGTCTCGGCCGTGAGGGTTGCTTCTGGCATGATCTTGCTCTCCTTGTCGGGATTGGTTTCGACCGCGGACATGCGGACGGACTGCACGCCCGCGTCGACGAACGCGGGGATCGAGCACAGGCTGACCTCGTTGACGAGGCCCGCGAGCACGTTGAGGTTGCCGTCATCGTCGAACGAGTGCTCGGTGACGGTGAAGCCGATCGAGAGACCGTCGCGGAGCCCGTCGAGTGCCTCGACGAGGGCCCGGTCGCCGTTGTCGCCCTCGGGCACGTAGAACGTCGCGTCGAGGCTGTCCGTGTCGAACTCGGTCATATAGCCAAGCGGATCGGTCACGTCGTGGTCGCGGAGCAGCTTCGTGCGCTTGAGCGGTTGCCGGGCGGTGAGTGCGCCCGATCGGATGACGAGGCCGCGCCGGTCGTCGGTGGGGGTGTCGTAGAGAGCGACGCGGCCTCGGATTGTGCGCGTTTCACTGTCGGCGGTGAGCTCGGCGGTGTATGCGGTCAGGGTGATCGGCTTACTCATGCGGGAACCTCGTTCGGGGTCGGTGCGATGCGCGCGCGCTGATCGTCGGTGAGCGGGGGCAGCCCCTCGAGGTGGCGCACCTCGTCGTCGGTCATGAAACCGGCGCGCATGGCGATTTCGTGCGACTCGTACCGGGTTTTGGTGTCGGTGCGGAGCAGCCCGGCGAAGTCGACGCGAGCTTTCTGGCCTCGCGGGAGGATCCGGGTGAGGGCGGCGTCGATCTTGCGGGTCGCGAGGGCGAGGCCGAAGCGCGAGTAGCCGATCCAGTCCTGCTCGATGTTCGCGTACGTCTGGCTGTTGCCCTCGACGGCGGCGAGTAGCAGCGAGGCGGGCACGCCGAAGAGGCGGGCGATCTGCGTCGTCGTGAACTGCTGCGTGTCGAGGAACTGCACGTCGGCGGGCTTGAGCAGCAGCGGTTCGAATGAGGCCCCGCCCGAGAGCACCTTGATCGCGCGTTTCGGGAGCTTGCCGTCGGAATCCATCGGGGTTCCGTCGGGCATGAGCCCGTACCATGAGTATTTGTTCGCTCGGGCGACGTCGGGCGCGGCCTCGGCTTTCATGCTGAGGATGCCCTCGGGCATGCCGCTCTCGGTCATCCATCGGGCGCCGTAGTCGCGGGCGTCGAGTGCGCCCTGCACCTCGAGGGCTGCGGCTTGCAGCGGGCCGAGGCCGCGCGTGTAGCCGGGCACGATGAGGAACTTGAGGTGCGCCATGGTGCTGGTCGTGAACTCTTGCCCGCGCCATGTGTACGTGTCGGGGAGGTCGTTGCCGTTCGTGGTGCGGTGCGGGTGCACCTGCACCTCGTCGGGGTTGACGGGGATCAGCTCGAGCGGCTCGTGCGGGATCCGGGCGTTACTCGGCGCGCGCACGACGCGGAGGAATGCCTCGCCGCGGGTGTACATCGACGTGACGAGGTATTCCATCCACTCGGACTGCGCCATCGCGAAGCACGGCTCGTCGATGATCGCCGGGGTGTCGATGCGGGATCCGCGACGCTCGACCCGGATGGGGAGCTGCGAGGCCGCGGCCGCGTGAATCTGCACGGCCCGGTAGACGGTCGACAGGGTCAGGGCGAGGTCGACGCTCGCGCCGCCCGTGCGCTGCGCGCTGATCGCCTCGAGGATCCGATCATCGGAGAGCGACGCGACGACGTTACCGACGCCCTCGACGCCGAATAGGCGACGGGCGGAGGCTCCTAGTTGCGTCCAGATCGACATGACCACGATGTTGAACGCCGCGGGGCGGGTTCACCAAGAATCGAGGTGACACGAGTGGACACGAGAGGACACGAGTGGACACGAGAGGACACTCAGAACACGAACTGCGTCACCTTTTCGGGCAGGTGGTCGACGGCCCAGGTGGCGACGTTCGCGGCCTCGATCGCGCTGATCGATCCGACCGATAGGCGGCGTCCGAACGTCCACGCGCCGTCCTGCACGAACCGGCGCGTAGCGAGCTCGGCGGCGTTGTCGAGGGCCGCGTGCGGCACGTGACGCCACGCGCGGGATCCGTCGGGAAGCGGCTCGGTGATCCACGTGAGCATGTTCGCGGCCGATGCTGACACGGCGCTCGTGTTGAGCGGCACGAGGTCGAGGCCTGCCCGCTCGGCGGCGTCGGCGAGCGGCGACGAGGGCCCGTAGCGGTCGATCGCGAAGCCGCCCACGCCGTCGCCCGCGCGCTCCTTGATTTCCTGCAGCCGGGCGAGCACCCATGATGTTCCGGGCCGGTGCTCGGCCACCTCGGTCACGATGCGGTCGCCTTGCCGGACGGCGTAGACGATCGTCGCGTCGATGCCGTCGACGCCGTACGCTGCGCCGACGGCTACCGTGCCGGGCGGGAGCCCGCCGTCGTGCTTCGCGGCTTCCCAGTCCTTGATCGGGAAGATCCGCTCAGACGAGCCGGTGCGGCGGTTGCCGAACGCTCGAGCGAACTCGCCGGGCGCGCCCGCGAACATCGCCGCCATTTGCTCGAGCTCGGTCATGTCGAACAGGTGCCCGTAGCCGGGGTGCCACTGCGCGATCACGTTGAGGTCGGTCGGGTCGGCGCCCTCGGGGATCCCGAAATCGAAGAATGCGACGCGCATGCCGTCGTCGCGGGTGAAGTCGCGGGCGCGCTGCTCGTCGAGCGTCGGGTTGAACCATGTCGACTCGATCGTGCCCTCGGTCGATTGCTTCCACACCTGCGGGCGCTGCCCGATCGCTTTGCGTCGGGTGAGCAGCGTCGGGCCGAGACCGGCGAGGATCGCGGATCCGCCCGCGGCGGTGTGCACCCATGCCTCGTCGACGGTGATCTTGTCGCCCTGCTTGCCGTGCAGCGCGTTCGACGTCGGCGGGAACGGTCGCCACGTCGACCCGTTGAGGAACCGGAGCTCTTGCGAGCCGTTCGACCGGCGCGGGGTGCGCGTCGCACGGCGGAGAACGTTCGACTCGGAGAGTTCTTCCTCCCAATAGTTCGCGAGGCCGGTGAAGTGGTCGGAGGCGTGCTGCCCTGACTGCGCCGTGTACCAGGTGCGTCGGCCGGGCCCATGCAGGCAGGTGCCGAGCGAGTGCGCCTGATCGAGGTCGGTTTTCCCGGCCTGCCGCTGCACTGTCACGATCACCTCGCCGTAATACAGCTGCCCGGTCGCGGGGTCGATTTCGCCCGCGACGTCGGCGACGTACCGCTGCCACGGAATGAGCGGCCTGCCGCGAAGTGCCGCGACGGCCGCTGTCTTCCCGCCGATCGTCGGCCGGTCAGGGTTCCGACGGGTCGCGAACCTCGGCGTGGTCATGCGGGACGGGTACGGAGCCAAGGTCGAAGAGGGCGCGGACATCTGCGGGGATACTTTCGTTGAGGTCGGTGTCGGTCGTGTCGCCGCGGAGCTGCTCGAGCAGCAGCGCGAGTTGGTTCGCTTCGTTCGCGATCGCCCGGCCCTTGCGGTTACCGGCGTCGATGTTCTGCGCGAGCGCGAGGCATATCTGTGAGGTGATCCGACGAGGCCCGTCGAACGGATCCGCGGCGTCGAGCGCTTCTAATTCGACCTGCGTCATCGCTTCGAGCGCACCTGCACCAAACCTCGCGTTTTCCCGTGTAACATCGGCAAATAGCGCGAGCGGTTCGGCCGTCTGATCGGCCATTTCCAGGCTCCTTTTTTCTTTGCCGGTTTTGGGGGAGAGAGAGACGGGGGGAAGCGCAGGGTGTCCCTGCGGGCCCGTCTCAGAAAACGAGGGGGTCACCATGGCCTCGATGACGACTGCTCGAGCATCGGGTCATCGATGATCGCGGTCGAGGGTGGCGGCGAGCCGAGCAGCGTGTCGGGTCGGGCACTATCCCACTCGGTGACATGGCGAGCAGCAGCAGCACTCACGCCGGGCTCGATCAGGTCGTACCACTCGGCGATGACTCGGAGCATGCGCGGCGATCGCTCAGCACGCGCGCGCCCCTCGACTACCTGACGGCCGGGGTCAACGATGATGATCGGCCAGCGGTTGCCGCGGTACTCGGTGAGGTCGTCCGCGGTCGGCATCGCGTGTATCAGCCAGACGTTGCATGGTGTGTAGAGGCGGGTGGCCTGATTGATCGCGGTGCGTCGTGCACGGATCGCGATGTTCTTGACGTGCGGTGGTGCCTCGAGCGTGCGCCGCATGCCGGGCGTGAGCGCGTCGACGAGGCGATCGAGGTCGATGATGACGTCGTTGGGCTTCGCGTGGTCGATGACGTACGTACTCTTGCCCGACGCGGGCGGGCCCGCGACGATCATGATGTTCGCCCCGAGACCGCCCACGGCCTTGTCCTGGCGCTTCGAGTTGCATGACCTGCACGCGGGGCGACAGTTGTCGAGCGAGTCCTCGCCACCCTGGGCGAACGGGATCAGGTGGTCGCGCGTCGTGGCGACATACGAGCAGCCGGGCAGGCGGAGGTAGCACTCAGCGCCGTAGTGCTCGATGACGAGCCTCGTCATAGCGCTATTGCGACTTCCGCCCGCGTGCCGTTTAGCCATTGCCCTTGATCCTGTTCGCTGCTGCCCACCGATGCACGTCGAGCCACGAGTAACGGATCGACCGGCCCTGCTCGATCCATGGCGGGCCCGCGGCCGTGTCCCCCGATCGCACGGCGTCACGCTTGCGCGCGAGCGTGCGCGGCGAGCACTGCATCCACACGGCGACCTGCTCGGCGGTCGCGAGCCGCTCGGCACTCATAGCTTCACGTCCCTGGGCATCAGGTGGTTCGCGCACCGATACTCGCCGTGAGTCCCGTCGACGTCGTTCCACGCGAACCATGCCACCCAGTAGCCGTCGTGCGCGCACACGGCGCACACGGGCTTCATGCCGTCGCCCCGGACATGAGCGCGTTCGCCTCGGCGGCGGTGCGGTGGGCCTCGGCGTGGCTGCGCTTATAGGCGGGGTCGAACTTGAACGGGCCGCTCAACCATCCCCACTCGACGGATCCCCACTCACGGCAGTACATCGCGCGCTCGGTCGGCCCGTAGGCGAAGCCGTCGAGCTCCTGGCGGCGGGCGGTGACCTCGTCGATGTTGTAGAACATGGCCGTGTCGCCCTCGACGCGGTACTCGATCACGCGGTCGTCGAACATCATCGCTTCGATTCCCATTCACTGACGGCGACGATGAGCACGCCCATGAAGCACAGGATGCCGACGACGGTCAGCAGCCACTCGAGGATCATGACGTCGCCTCGCTCGACTCGGGAACTACTTCCCACTGTGTCGGTTTCGGGCGGCGCACGGCCCGGAAGTCTGCCTCTGGGAAGTGCCGCACGGCGTTCGCAAGATCATCCCATCCGGTGGTTTGCCACCGACCGTCGTCGAGGAGCTGCACGGCGTATTCCCACTCGTTGTCGTCGCCCTGGATCTTCGCGAGCTCGGCCTCGGCCTTCAGCGCGCGTTGCGCCCACATGTCGCGGTCGGCGATCGATGCGGACTGAGACTCGGGATAGACGTTGATGGTGATCATGACGTCGCCTCGAGCTGTTCGATCGCCTCGCGGGCGAGTAGGCGTCCAGCGTCGGCATAGGCCTCGGCGACGTCGGTGCGGCCTATGGTGAGCACCTGTCGGGCGAGCTCCTGGCAGATGCGCTGCGCACGCTCGAGGATCGCGAGGCGCGTCGCGAGCGGGTTGCCGTACGTGGGGATCGGCGCGGGCTTGAGTTTCAGCGAAGCGGCGAGCAGCGCGTCGGCGGCGTCGTAGAGGTCGTTCGAGCAGCTGATCCGGTCGATGTCGATACGTGTCTTGGTGGTCATGTTGGTTACCAGTCCAGTTCGGTCGGAGCGGGCGGGGTTGTTGGGCGTGGTGCTTGTCTGATCGGGCTGCCGTCGAATCTGAGGGCGAGTCCGTCGTCGCGAGTGAGGCAGTGTGAGCACCAGCCGGACTCGGGGTGGAAGTCGTGTTCGTGCGGTGTGATCGGCACGTAGAGCTTTTTGGGCATTGGTCACCTTGATGGTGAGAGATGGTGAGGGTTGAGGGTTCTCTGGCCCCCCTACTACCGCGAGAACGCGGATTCGGAGAGGCACAGCGCACCTTGACGGAGCCGAGCGGAGCCGGGCGTCGGGCGTACTGGCACGCGGGGTTAGCGCGTCACGGACGGGACTTGCACAGCAGGGTCGAGGGTGAGGGGTTGTGCGCCGCCCGGTCATGCCTTGACCGGCGCACCTGCTGTGCTCGGGATAGCCCTTGGTCGATTTCGCGGCTGGCCCCCCGCGTGTCCCCACGAGACAAGTCGATCGTGGTTGCCCTGTCCTGTCATCTCGACGGTCAGTGCCGGAGCTCCCCCGGCTGGCGTGCTGTCCTGTCATCCCGACGGTCAGCGGTAATCCCTCGTGGGGACACGGCGGTGGGCGAGGTGGGAGTATGAGCGCATGAGACGCAAAAGCATCGCCCGCCGTCGGCCATTGATTGTGTTCCGAGCTGAGCCGGACGAGAACGACGCGACGGTCTTCCACGTGCGTGCCTGGATCGGCGACGACGTGACCGGTCGCCTTGACCGCGACCGATACATCGGGAACGTTCGTGCGACCGAATACGCGGGTACGGCGTTTCGAGGCCAGTGGCTCGATAACACGGACACCGAAGCGATCCACGACCTGCCGGATGATGTGCGCGACGCGATCTGGTCGCTCGACGACGCCGCCCGTGAGGCTCTGAAGCGCGGTCAGTTGTAAGACGCGATAGCTCGTCATGAGCGTGCCTCAGCTGCGAGTGCCTCAATCTCGGCGCGGTCGAACAGGTACGCTCCGGTGCGTCCCGTGAGCTTCATGAGCGGCGTCAGCCGCCCAGACTGCACATGCCGAGTGATACTCGATCGGTCGACACCGAGAAGCGTCGCTGCTTCAAATGTCGTAACTGGTGCAGATTGCATAACTCACACTTTGCACGAGTTAACGCGCAAAGTCACACATTGCATGAGTTAGCGGCGTGTCGCAACACGCCCTATTGCACTAGTTGATGCAGTAGCGCAGAATGGTGGCATGTCGATGAATCACGCCGAAGCTAGCACCGACCGGTACGAGCTGCGCTTCTCTGAGCGCATGTGGCTCGCACTGCACCGATCGGACATTCCCGTGCAGGAGCTCGCCGACCGCCTTGAGGTGTCGCGCAACTCCGTCAGCTCATGGATCAACGGGCGCACGCGGCCGCGCCGTCGCGACCTGCGCGCATTCGCGCTCGCGACTGGCTACCCGATTACGTGGCTAGAAACAGGAATGGCCCCCGTCCCGGAGGACGAGGGCCAGCTGAGCCACCTGTCGGAATCGAACCGACGACCTATTCATTACGAGTGAATCGCTCTACCGACTGAGCTAAGGTGGCGTTTCCGTGCCGACCGTGCGGCACGAGAAGCTATATTACCTGGTCGATCCGGCGCGCGCGAATCGGGCTGACGCCCCGGGCGCGCCGAGAATCACCCCGGCTGACACGTGAGCCCGGCCTCCGGCATCTCGCCGTCGATCAGGTAGCTCTCGACCGCCTCGTCGACGCAGGAGCTGCCCGCGCCGTAGGCTGTATGGCCCTCCCCCTCGTACGTGATGAGCGTCGCATCGTCGAGCTGTTCGGCGAGCGATTCGGCCCATGCGAAGGGCGTTGCCGGATCTCCCGTCGTTCCCACGACGACGATCGGCGCCGCGCCCGTCGCCGAGATCTTCTCGCGCTCGCCCGAGGGCGGGTACGGCCAGAACTCGCACACGTCGGCACCCATCATGTACTTCCAGGTGACGGGCGCCTTCTCCTCGAGCTCTGCCTCGTCTTCGCCCGAGAGCTCCTCGGACTCCGACGGATAGTCCATGCAGTTGTACGCGTTGAAGGCCTCGGTCGAGTTCGACAGGTATTGCCCGCCCTGACGCTCGTTGTAGAAATCGGCGAGGAAGAGGGCCGAGGTCGGATCGCCTGCGAGCGCACCCGCGAACGCCTCCGTGAGGTACGGCCAGTTCTCCTCGCTGTACAGCGCGAAGATGACGGCCGTCATCATCGCGTCGCCGCCGAGCTCTCGCCCGTCCTGGCCCACGAGGGGCCGGCGATCGAGCGAGGCGAGCAGCTGCGATACCTCGCCGAGCGCCTGGTCGACCGAGCCGCGGAACGGGCACCCGGATCCGTCGAGGCACGCGTCGATGTAGGTGTGGAGCGACTGTTCGAACGCGATGACCTGCCTCATGCCGACCTCGGTTCCACTGACGGAAGGGTCGAGTGCTCCGTCGAGCACGAGGCGTCCGGTGTTCTCCGGGAACTGATCGGCGTAGGTCGCGCCGAGGAAGGTGCCGTACGAGAAGCCCAGGTAGTTGAGCTTCTCGTCGCCCAGCACCGCGCGGATGAGATCCATGTCGCGCGCCGCCTGGTCCGTCGTGATGAACTCGAGCAGCTCGCCCGAGTTCTCCGCGCACGCGTCAGCGAACGTCTCGGCCTGCTCCTCGAGCGAGGCCTCCCACTCGTCGGAATCGCGGGTGCCGTCGGGCACGCTGTACAGATACTCGTCCATGCCCGCCGTGTCGAGGCACTCCACCGGCGTCGAGCGAGCGACCCCGCGGGGATCGAAACCGACCACGTCGAACGCGGCCAGCAGATCCTCGCCGAGGCCGCCGTACTCGAGCGACTGCTGCATGTAGTCGATGCCCGAGGCGCCCGGGCCGCCCGGATTCACGAGCAGCGAGCCCTGCGGGTTCGACGGCCGGTCGGCCGGCCTCGAGATCGCGAGCTCGATGTCGCCCGCCGACGGGTCGTTCCAGTCGAGCGGAGCCGTGATCGTCGCGCATTCGACGTCGGCCTCGGTCTGCGGGTCGTCGCACGCGCCCCACTCGGGAGGCTGGTCGTAGAACTCGAGCAGGTCGTCGGCGACGCCGTCGGTGACGGGAGGCTTGTCCGTCGACTGGTCGAACACGAACGGATTCGCGCAGGCAACCGCGGATCCCGCTACGGCGGCGATCGCACCGATCGCGATCACTCGGCGGATCAGAGTTCGCAGGGTCACGGTTTCCTTCCGGTGATGACGGTCACGAGCAGGCTCTCGAGCGCGAGCGCCGGCTGC